TACCTGCTCTAGGTTCTCTATATTTTTTCTTTGCATCTCAACCTTCTGTTGAGCAAGATCTAATTCATACTCACACTGATTTTTTTCTTCTCTAACATCCTTCATCCTCTCTTTGAGGAGTCCATTCATGAACGAGAAGATCTGGATGTCCAATATATCTTCGATAACTTCTCGCCTGTTAGGTGCGGTAAGTTGCATGAAGGGGACAAATGTGGATGAACCAAGTATGACGACTTGGGTAAAACTTTTGTAGTTGAGTTTGAGAATACTCTGTTCGAGGTATTTCTGAGTATCCTTAACTGCAGCGTCCTGATCAAGGAGATCACTGTTCCTAAAAATCTGAAAGACATTTGGTTTAACACCTCTAATTACTTTGTATTTAATAGTTCCAACTGTAAATTCTACCTCAACCCTTAGTTCCTTCTCATTAATACTGTTAATAAGTTGTGATCTGCTGATCTTTCTAAAGGGTTTATTAAATAAAGCGAAGCACAGGGCATCCAACATGGTGGATTTACCTGCACCGTTACTCCCTATAATAAGGGTACTCTGTTTTTCACCCAGTGGAATCTCTGTGAACTGCTGTCCAGTAGACAGGAAGTTCTTCCATCTGATCTTCTCAAATCTAATCATGCAATGAAGGAGGAAATACTATATCGTCAGGTTGGATGACAGTGTAATGATACCCAAACTGATGACAGTTTTCTTTTACTTGGTCTTCATCAATCTCCATCATTCTAAGATCTCGATTGTATCCATCTGCAACCAAGTATTGATGATAACGTTCAGCATCATCAGGGTGCTCAAAAATTTGCACTACTCTTTCTTTGAGTGCTTCATCTTTAACAGCATACACCCCTCCGCTTCTTTTGTCAACTAGAACGTACATCAAATCCTCTGTGCTTCTACATAAAGTGACTTAAGGATAGCAAATATTTCATCCTTATTATCAATTTCACTCACACATTTCTGTAAAATAGTTAGAGTGTCTTCTGCTTCTATAGAATCATCAACATCCTCTAAATGTAAGAACTGATCTTCTATAATTTTTAGGTCAGCAACATCAGCATCGTTAATAGATTTTAAAGTCTTATCAAATAAAACTCTATCCTCCTTTGTCTCAACGATTAGCTTGACGTAGCTACCTTTTAGAGTGTCATATTGTATATCAGAGGTCTCTTCATCCTTATAAACGATCTTATGAAACATTTTGTTGGGATTCTTATGAAAACTTAACCTCTTAGTTTTAGTATTTAGTGTATGGAATCCTCTTTCTTGACCGTAATCATTCCAATAGAGTTGGTACGGGTTACCTAGGTAGTTAATGTTACCCTTTACACTCTTCATATGGAAATGACCAGTGCATGTTAGATCAAACCTATCAAATTTAGAGGGATCGTCTCCGTGTTCCATGGTGTGACCTGGAACAGCCTCAAAACCGTTAAGCTCAAGATGCCCAAGACAGACGCTCGCATTACTAGAAGAGATAAGATCGTAGGATCTTTTTCTGTTCTCGTCACATATCCAAGGTATAAGAAGAAAATCACACCCGTCAATAGATAGTTCAGTTGGCTCAGCGATAACTGTAATGTTCTCGTACTCAGCAAGTAATAGTTCTGGTGAGTTAACTCTAAGAGTGTTTTTGTAGTAAATGTCATGGTTACCTACCATCATATACTGCTTCACCCCTCTCTTTAGAAGAGGATCGAACCACATTTCTTTAGCAGCATCTAATGAGAAAAAATTAACATACTTCCTTCTGTCGAAAGTGTCTCCTAAATTGATGATCGTTTTGATCTTATGCTTATCAATGAAAGGAAGTACTGTTTCGGTATAAAAGGTTCTGTATTTGTCTATGTAATATTGGTTATCATTTCTGACACCAAAGTGTTGATCAGTTATTAGTAGGATCTTTGATGTCATACTCAATAGTCACTTTCCTGCTTATTCTACCATGAGAATTGGATGTTGTCGAGTGTGTTATCTCTATCTCGTCTTTCATCGTTGAGATCTCTGCCAGTAACTGACGTAAACGTTCTTCTGTTCTACTACCCATAGCGTTGATTAGTCTCCACTCTTGATTTAATGTAATTCATATCTGCAGAATTCTCGTTTCCATCTGTATGGAATACTTCTTCATACCCTTTACGTTCCAGAATTTTTTCTCTAATGGATTGTTGTCTCTTCTCCTTTGCAATTCTCCTTAGATATGCATAGTAAACTATCTGTGTGAAATAAGCAAAAGGATTTTTAGATTTCTCTGGGTCAAAATTGTGTATGTATTGGATGCAGTTCTCAATGCCATCCCCAATCATGTCTTCTCTATACATATAGTTTATAAAATTTGGTCTATATGATAGGTGTGTAGCAATCTTAAGGAAGCATTCACCAATATAATTGGAGACACGAGGTTTAGGATCACCTGCTTCTTCAGCTTCAGCAATCTGTTGTCTATAGATAATTAATTCAGCTAAGAACTTCTTATTATCTACATAGTGTTCCTTCTTTTTAGTGGACTTCCGTGCCATAGTAGTCATTTATATTAACTCACGGTTAGCATAATTATAGTTCATGGTGACACAAATGTAAAGGGGGCTTGACAAACCCATTTACAATGGTTAGACTCAACACTGTTAAGGGTTGGAAGGATCCTTAGGCTCTTTTTTATACATATGCTCTAGAAACGAGCGTGCGTCCTCAACTTTGGCGATTAAACCCATATTAGGACTCAAGGGTACCTCTCCTCTCTCAGGTTCGTGTTCGTGTAATATTTCTTTCTTTACCCAACGTTTATACATTCTTATTGCGTCCTTACTCATAGGAGCAATGCTGATAACTGACCTTTCTTCGATGACGAAAAACTCTTCGTCAGAAAAATTCACCCACTTAATAAAACCAACAGCGATTTTTTGATCACTTGGTTGAGTTCCTTCCATTTCTACGATCTTAGTCTTAGCAGGGTGTTGTATGAACAGAAGATCTTCCTTAGAGTCTGGATCTTTTGTCAATAAAACCTCACCAAGGATCTCCTCCCCAGTAATGAGTTTGACTGTACCGTGAAATTGTTCGTCGTGTCGGATGTAGTTAATCATTTTTTAATTTAACTTCTTTGATCTCGTAATCAAAATTCTCTTCCTCATATATTTTTCGTCTTGCGACTAAATGACGAAGAGTATAGTTAAGTTTGGAACCTCTCGCACAGTCATCCGCTATATCGAATAATGTAGCCTGTGCTTTGTTCTCACCTTTCCTAAGAACCCTACCAATAGACTGAAGATTTCTGACCCTCGACTTTGATGGACTCGCAAATATAACATTGTGCAGGTTTTTAATATTGATACCAGTAGAGAAGGTTCCATAAGACGCTAGTATTATAGCATCCTTTTCCTTCTCACATATAGAACGTGCTTCTTCACGTTCCATAGCATCTATACCACCATGTATAAAGAAAATCTTACGACCTTTCTTTACCTTACTATTTAGCAATTCCCATAAAGGTTCTCCGTGCTTCTCGACGTAGTTAAATAAAATCAATGTGTTTCCCCGTAAGTCGCACGCAAGATTGATGATAAGATTATTGCGTTTTGGGTGTGTAATTAGGTAATCTATCTCCTGAAAATAGTCATCAAACGGTACAAATCCATGTTTACATAAGAGGACACACACCTTCAGTGGTGTTAGGTGTCCTTTTTTCATTAGATCTATGGTCTTAGTTACCTGATCTACCTTACCAAACAAACCTTCTAACACTAACTGATGAGTTTCCATACCATCTAAGGTACCTGTCAACCCCACTCGGTACTTAGCGTCATGACATTTGTTGAGAATCCCTGTCAGACTTTTCGCCTTGTAAAGATGTGCTTCATCCCCGATAACGACATCAAAACGTTTAAAAAATTTACGGGGTTCTTTATAAATGCTCTGCCAAGTACTGATAACCACAGAAGAGTCCACATATTTTTCTGCACCTGCTTGTATTTTGTGTAAGTCATTTGTTCTCCATCCATATGATCTAAAGTCTTTTGCCAACTGTTCTACTAATGACACGGTTGGTACTATAATAAGTATGTTTCTATCAAATCCTAAGTGCCAACGCACTATGGCATAGATGATCAGGGATTTTCCTGATCCTGTTGGGGATAATAAAAGTTTGCGATGGTGCCTAAGTGCCTGATAAATTGCTCGTAACTGGTAGTCTCGTGCTTTAAAAGGTAATCCCAGTGATCTAACATAGCCCGCAACACTCTCAGGGCTGATGATAGATTCCCAATCGTCTGGTCGTCCATAAGTACTGTCCTCAATGTCAAATTCATAACCTTTTTCTTCTAAGAAATCAACAACATAATCAAAAAGACCCGCATATATCTCACCAGTAGCAGGTGAATACAAGCGGATCTTACCATCCCATTTCCATTTTTGGTACTGTGGCATATACTTAGCACCTGGAACATCAAATATAAAATGTTCACTCAGTTCCTTGTGTACATGCGGTTCGGCAGTTACCTTAAGGTAAACCTCGTTTTTCTTGGTGATAACTGTCATCAATAATTCTCATACTTCCTCAGTTCGATAACGTTTTTAATCTGAAATCCTCTATTGGAGCACTGTTTAAGAACGTTCTCCAAATAATTTATACAAGTTTCGAGGTAGTCCATTTTCTGTTTGGTACGGATGAACTCATCATCTGCCCAAATGTATGTGTTGAGGTCACCTTTGAGTACTTTATAGTTAAAAGGTTTCTCCTGATAGACAGATGCAGGTGCCTTACCAGAATAGTACTCAAACTTATGTTTATACATGCGGTTCTTCTTAACTTCAGCATCAGATAGCATCAGTTTAAATTGAGACCACAAGTTTAGGTACTTTTCATGTATGACAGTTACCTTAAAATTTTCCGTGTCAAGATCGTTCTGGTCGATTTTACAATCTTCCTTCCACATCTCACGGATGTCATCAAGATTCATGCTAATTCAGTTCTTCTTCTTCCTGTTTTATCTTGGATGTCGTATAGATCATAGCGAAAGCTCACTTGAGCTACAGCATACTCCGTACCATCTATTGTAGCATTAAACTCTAGTGCTGACAAGGAGACAGGGAACATGTTCTCAAAGGTGACAAAGAAATTTGTCTGAAAATTACTATTTAATACTGCTAGTGATCCATCAGAACGTACATTGGTTAGTATTTTACCAGTGTCTATCTTCTCTTCTGACTTATCCTCTAGGTAAGTTCTTTCTGCTAGGGTTCTACCAGTTGATAAACCTCTCATCCAGTTATGTAGAATGAGATAGTTCTCTAAGTCCTCATCAATAAGGAACTGTAGATTAAGAGGTTCATAATTAAGACCATGAGAATCCCAAGGTATAGTACGACCCATAACTGTGGGTTGTTCTACCTGATTGATACTGATACCAGGAATGTTCGCACTCTGTGCAAAGTATGTCACCTTGGGAAAGTCTGATAAAACAAACTTAAATCCTATAGGTGACAGGAAATTCCTGTTCTCTATCTGTCCTTGGAAGGATCCAACATCCATTACTCTTCGTCTTTTTGACTATTTAGGTACTCAATGACCTCATCATGATCCTTTGCTGCTCTTTCGAAGGCAGCATATTGTGCTTCTATACTGAAATTATCTAATCCTTCTACCTCTGATGGTTCCTGTGTGATAACTACCTTGGATTTCTCTTGCTCATCCCAATGCTGATGGAGATGATCCACCTGTACATCAACATCTCTCATAGTATGCTCTATCTTAAGGTCAAACCACACTCGTTTTAACCATGCTATGAATCCTAAAGAGAAAAATTTTACGAATTGGTTGGGTTGTTTGTTTGCCCATCTCTCCATCTTGGCATACCAAGGGTCTACCCCTTTACCAAATGTCTTTTCGAATTCGTATTTCATTTTTGTGCTTTTCTGATATCGTCATGCAACCTTTCAGTTGGAGACTTTTCTTTTTTCTTCCTCTTAATATCTGCAATAGCATTTTTTATGATAGTAAAAGGAGTATTAAGTAATTTCATTGGTCGTAGATACCGTACGGTGTTAAGTCATAATAAGGAATTTCTAAGGGTTCGCCCTTAAGAGGTGTTGGTTCACCTATTTTTGCTAAGATATCAGCAGGTATTTTTTTCTGACTAATATCATAAGGTATAGGTGCGTTTGATACACATACCCTTACACATTCCCACTCTTCTTCTGTGAGGTTATAGTTAGTCATCATGATCCCATGGGTCT